AGGAATTAAATTTTGTATATTCGATACATTAGGTATTTTCGGTAGCTTGAAGTTCATTTTATTTATAGTTTAGATAATATAAAAAAAAATAAATATTTAAAATAGTGATGACTACGTTAAAAGATGTTATTAATTTACAAAAAAGACAGACAGAACGTTATAATGAATTGAAAAGAGATATTCTCAAAAAAATAACAAATAAGATATCACATTTAGCTAAACACAACGAATTTAGATGCGTATATACAGTTCCTAGATATGTTTTTGGATTTTCTACTTATAAAGTAGAAGACATAACTTCCTTTTTATTTTTATATTTAAAAAAGGAAGGATTTTGTGTGGTGTTATTAAACGACGATAAATTATTTATTTCATGGGATATTAAAGATATTACAGAAATTAAGGATAATAAAATTAAAGTTAAGAAAGATTTAACAGACATAAAACCTTTGTTAAATATCAAAAGATAAGAAAGTTTAAATTTATATAAAAAGTTTTTAAATTTTAAAGATAAATGATAAATACAAAAGAAGCTAAAATTCATATAATTGGATTATTTCATACACAAATAAATCACAGATATTCTCATTGCGCGTATACTGGAAAAATTTTAAGATTTTCAAAGATGATGCGAGAACAAGGTTATAAAATTATAGAATATAGTAACGAAGGTAGCGAATCTGGTTCTGATGAACACGTTACAATTCTATCTAAAATAGAATTCGATAAATTTTACAAAAATCGTCAAGAAACTGAATTTCACGGTAATTATGCTATAATGAATAGCGAATCTCATGAATTATTTGATAAAAGATTAGTTTTTGAAATGTACAAACGTATACAACCCTACGATTTTATTTGTCATCCTTTTGGGATATGCCACCAGAATTTATTACAAATTTTTCCACATAACTTTCACGTAGAAACTGGTATAGGATATCCTGAGACAATTAAAAATACATATAAAATTTATGAATCTTACGCCTGGTTACATTATCATCAGGGTAAAGAAAATAGAAATGGTAAAAATTACGAATGGGTAGTTCCAAATTATTTTGATTTAGATGAATGGATACCTTCGTATTCTCAAGGAACGTATATTGCTTTTTTTGGAAGAATATGTGTAGAAAAGGGAATGAATACTGTTATTGAAATAGCAAAACATAGTAAGTGGCCTATTAAAATTCACGGACAGGGAGATCCGTCTCCGTGGATTCATCCAAATATAATTTACGGAGGTCCAATTAGCGGAAAAGATCGTTCCGATTTTTTAAGAAATGCAAGAGCTATTTTAATGCCAACTGTTTACACAGAACCTTTTGGTGGTAGCGGAGTAGAAGCAATGTTATGTGGTACACCTCTTATAGCAGTTGATTATGGAGCATTTACTGAAACGATTGTAGAAGGTGTTACCGGATTTAGATGCAATACCCTAAAAGACTGGTTAGAAGCCCTCGATAATGTAGAAAAATTAGATAGATTTAAAATAGCAGATATTACACGTTCTAGATATAGCCTTGACATTTGTGGTAAAAAATACGCTAAAATATTTAACGATATATCCAATCTCAGAAAAAAAGGTTGGTATGAACTCGAATAAATTTAATTTATTAAATATAAACTTTTAATTTATTAAATATAAACTTTTAATTTATTAAATATAAATGGGTTGTTTACTTGGATGTTTTGAAAAATATAATTTAGAAGAAAAATCAACAGTAGTTATATATGAACCTCAAATATATACCGACAAATACATCGATTATTATTTGGGAACTAGGTTTGATTTATGGGATTAAAACTGAATTTAAAAACATTTTAAATATTCTAGTCAATGATATTATTATCTTTTGATATTGGAATTAAAAATTTAGCGTATTGTTTAATTGATACAACCGATAATTCTATATTAGATTGGAATGTATTAGATTGCAATGGTTCAAATGAAACTCTCAGAGTTATAGAAGAAATAGATTCGTTACCTTATTTAACGTCCGCTGATATTGTTTTATTAGAAAAACAACCCTCTTTTAATCCTAAGATGAGAAACATTTCAACTGCTTTATACGTTTATTTTATTATAAGAATACAACACGAACAGAATAAAAATTGTAAAATACTATTTTACTCTGCTAAATATAAATTGAGATGTTCAGATATTCAAATAGTACATAAATGCAAATCAAAATATAGACAAAACAAAAATTTAGGGATAGTACACACACGAGCTTTGCTTACTACTCATAAAGATTTTTTTGAAAATCATAAGAAAAAAGACGATTTAGCAGATTGTTACCTTCAAGCCCTGTCTTATATTTTATTTTTTAATAAATAATAAATAATTAATAAATAATAAATAATTAATAAATAACAAATTAAAATATTTTATTTAATTTTAAAATAAATAAAATATTTTTAATAGAGTAAATGGATTATAATAGTTTGATAAGGAAAGCGAGATCTAAAAATATTAGAATTACAAAAAAAGTGGGCGGTCGTAGAGTATATCTTACCGCGTCTGAACTTAGAAGAAAATTGAAACGTAAAAAATTGAGAAGAAAAGTTGTGGCTAAACGTGTTGGAATACTTGGAAGATTATATGGAGGTTTATTTGGAAGAAGCAGACCAGTCAGGCGCGCACGTAAACTTCGCAGAAAATTGAGAAGAAACTCTAGACCTAAAAAGATTTGCGTATGCAATTCTAGACAATGCAAATGCAGAGTTAAGAGAAACCGTGTAGCGGTAAGTGGAAGATTTGCGCCACTTAGAAATGGTGCGTTTTTTGCTGCTAGAACACTGGCCACGGGCGCCGCTATTCAGCTCGGTGCTGAAGCCGCAAAGAGAGCTCTTATGATGTAAATCAATTAATTATCAATAAATCTATTTTAAACATTAAAGTACAATATAATTTATAATGTACTTTAATGTAATACTTTATTTTATTTAATAATATTTTCCATAATTTGATTTTTTACTTCCAGAAATTGATTTTGGAAATTTACCAGTTCTATTATAAATTCCTAATCTGCGTTTATAATCCGCTAAGCTTGCTCTTAAACTGGGTTTATTCCAAAGAATAAACATACTTAAATATCCAGGTTTTGTTGGATCGTTAGTGCCTAGGTCCTTTTTATGTCTAGAAATGTATCGTTCTCTTCTAGCTTTATCTTTATGAATTGTATAATCAGACATACCTGCTGCTCCGAATTTACGAGTAATTTTTTTTCCGTTTTTAATAAATACTATTTCATATTTTTTATTACTTCCTCTTAATTTTCTAAAAGTCAAAATTTTAATCATTTAATATTATCAAAGAATAAATTTTTAAAAAGAATAAATTTTAAAAAGAATAAATCATAAAAAGTCCAATATAAAAAACTGTTATGCTTAATATTATACTAGTACTAAAGCACAAAACTTTTGAAAAAAAATGTGAAAGAATTAATGTAGATACCAGCATAAAAGCATCAACTATTAGTATATTTGTTCCCAATTCGTTAGCATAATTTTTAAATAAAGTTAAAATTTTACTTTCAGTTTCTACTTTATTTACAAAACATCCAAATGATATATCGTGTACTAATCCTATTATTACAACTGATATAATTTGTACTAGAATATTATCGCTAATCATCGTAGATAAATAAGTTCCTATAATTATTGATAGTATGTCCATTATGTATGCACCTATATTAAATTTATTGTACCATTCTTTAATGTATACTCCGCCACTATTTAACAACAATAAATAATACCCTATAATTGTATCGACTATTATAGCTGAAAGAGCTAGGGATAAAATAGTATGATTTTTCATCTATTATAATAAATATATATAATTATTTCAAAAAATGTATTAAATTATTTCAAATTGTATTTCTTTGGTGTTATTTAGCTTAGATAAAACATCGCACACCTTTAATAGGCTCGAATGACTAATATAAATACTAGAGTAATCTTTTTGAATATATGAAGATATTTTAAAAGTATAATATATTTGTTTTAAGTTATTATTAAGTGCACATAGAATAAATGCGTGATTCTTTTTTTTGAAAATATTAGCGTTTAAATTTCCTAATTCGTAATTATAATCACAATCGAATTCGCACGAAGATTCGATTACATTTACCATTATATCATACGAACAATTTTTACATAAAATTAGTAGATTATCTAAAATTTTTTCTTTCATTCCATTCATTTCAAAATTTTTTTCATTTATAAATTCCCACGTAGTACACGACTCTAAAAATAATTTAATTTCTTCATATTTTTCTTTTTGAAACAGGTTATTTTCAAACCCAAAATGTTTTGAATATTTACCGAGAATGAAATAAAATTTAACATTCGGTAAAAATCTATATTTATCTATTAGATCTGCTACTGAAATTATAATATCATCAGCAATTTCCATAAAATGATTATACTTACATTTATATTTTCTTTGCCTTTTAATACTTTTACCCATAAATGTATTTAAAGAAGTATTTTAATTTAAATTAACAACAGCAATGGAGGCGATGACCACAGACGACAAACTTGAACTTGTTATCAAGGATCTCGACACTCTCATGGAGACATCTAAGAGTCTAAGTGCTAGAATGAAAGTTTTTCATAAAGAGGCTCTAAAATCTCAACGCAAAAAGGCGCGTAAGGTTGAAGTTAACGTTGATGTAGATCCAGATGCGCCGAAGCCAATTGCCTCCATTAATAAGCCAGTAGTAATCTCTAACGAATTGTGCAAATTTCTAGGATTCCCGCCAGACACTGAACATTCTCGCAATGAAGTCACTACTTCAATCAATAAGTATGTTAAGGACCACGATCTTCAAGATCCAGCAAATAAGCGTTACATTCGTCTTGAAGGTTCTCCAGAAGCTGATAAGTTGAAGGTTCTTCTTCGTAATCCAGATCAACCCTTGACTTTTTTCAACATTCAGAGATATCTAAAGCCACATTATCCGATGTCGGCAAAAGATAAGAAGGCATTGGTTGATTCAACATCTGTGCCGGCGTCTCCACCTGTGGTTACATCTGTAGATATTCCATTGGTTAGCAGGAGTGTACCGGTTGTAGATTCTTCATCCAAAGTTGTACCTGATTCTGCTACAGTTGAAGACGCTTCCCAAGAGTTGGGAAAGTCTACCTTTCGCAAGAAGGTAAGAAAAATTTCATAAAAAGTAAGATATGCAAAAAATATCACGGTAATAAATATAATTACATTTTAGCTATGTATTACATTTCAAACTTTGAAAATTTGGGTGAAAAAAAATCTATAACTTATGCTAATAAATATATAAATAATATATTTTTAGGGTGCGTATATCACGATCAGGTAGAAGTTAATAAATTTGCTCCTATAATTGAAAGTTACGATAAAATACCCGGGTATTTTTTAAATTTAATAAACGAACTAACTAATTAATTAAAAAGAAATATTGTAAAACACCAAAGAGCCCCCATGGCGCAATTGGATAGCGCGCAGGACTTCTAATCCTGAGGCTTGGGGTTCGAATCCCCATGGGGGCTCTTTGTTGTTAGATGTAAATGTAAATGTAAATTAATTTAGTTTTTAATATTCTTTTTTAGAATCAGCTTTACTAAATACATAAATTGCATATACAAATCGTATATATACGTTTTAATTACATTTGTTTTTAACGAGGACGCTATTAGAGTCAATAGCGCATAAATTAACGGAGCTAATAATATAGTTTTAAAAAGGACAATACCGTTATTTATTATATAATATTCAAAATAATCATATAAAGTCTTTAATTTTTTTTTTGAAATATCTGAAACGGATATAATAATTAAATATGAAAAAATTAAAGATAAAGATAAAAGTTCTATACTCATTTAATTTAACTTTACAAAAGTTTTTTTTTAATATATATAAAAAGAAAATATAAGATTATTAACGTTATAAAAAAGTAATTTATTATAGTATTTATTAAAGTGACTATATAATCGTATGTATCATAAGTAGATCCTGCCTCTTCTATGAACGTAGTTTTACTGTTCGTTACAAAATAGTAATATATTTTCCATATTATTAAAAATATTAGTACCATCTGCTGAGAATCGGTATTAAATCTTAACTTAAAAGGATATTCATAATATGGTCTACTACTATAAATAGATTCGGAGAATAAAAAATCTTTTAAAAAGTCCATTTATAATATAATATTATAATAATATATTAAATTATGGTTTTGCGGCTACACCATTTGTAATATACCATGCGTTAATTCCACTAAATTCACAAAATAGATGTATCAATACTCCGGTTACAATTAAACTCGTTTCCACCATGTACTGCTTTGATATTCCCTGTTCTGTAAATACATAATTTACAGCTTCAATTGAAATTTTACCAATTATAAGTGTAAGAATCCCGACTACAGCTGCCTCAATCAAAAGCCTAGTTAAATTTGCGTTTTTTGTGAAGATGCTAAACGCAACCTGAATTAAAAACGAAGATGCTGCAAAAAATAAAATACGGTTAAAATTGGTGTCTGTAATCATATCTTTAGACAAGTTAAAAAATAACAGTTGGGAAATAGCCCCAATAACAAAAGCATTCATCAGACCCGACATATTTAATCTTTTAAAAATATTTTAATTTAATTTAAAATAAAATAAATTAATTCAATTTTTTAAAGTCTGGCCTGTTGTCCAAACTATATTTTTTAGTACCTATGTAATGTTTAATACGATTACAAATAAAACCAAGCGGAGATTTAACCTGTTCATATACATTTTCAACAAAATCAATGTGGTCCCCCATTTTTTTAGTATTTTTTGAAATATCTTTATTTAAAATTAATAAAATTTGATCGATTTTATCATCCATTTTGTCCATTTTATCTTCCAATTTATCCATTTTATCTTCCAATTTGTCCATTTTATCTTCAAGATTATTAGACATTTATAAATACTTTATAAAATTATTAATTAATAACAACGTAATTTGTACTATTAATCCAGATACACCATCGTGGTACATTCCACGTATGTGTCCCAAATTTTTATAATAAGTTTCGTCTAGATTTGGAAATAGCTTGCTAAATTTCATTACAAATCCAAACAGTGCACTTATAACAAAACTTACTATAAGAAAATTAAGTGAATTTTTAAAATTTGTGGGAAATTTTACAATTTTCAGTATTATATATTGAGTAACTGCGCCTACAAATCCAGCAATCAGGGCAGCGTCTAGAAGAGTGTGTTTTTCAAAATAAGGAATCAGAT